ACGCAGGAGCCATGAGATGTCCTCGCCCACCAAGTCGGAAACAATGTCACCACAGTTCGCTACCTTCCCGTTGTACGAGATAGGGGACTTATCGGTGACTTGATACGACTGGGGAGTAGCCTTCGCCATGTGCGCCTTCCTAGGTGATTCCTAGGGAAAGCGTATCATTGGATACTTGAACCCCCCGTCCTAGGGTTACTCCTCGATGTTGCGCTTGCGACGCTTCGGTGCCTTGGTGACACGGTGTGGATAGAAGGCTCGAATGGTCTTGTTGCCGAGTGTGCCACCGTGGACGATTACCGAGATGACCTGACCGTCCTTCTCGTGAATGGATTGGAAGGTGAACTCGCCACGCTCGCCGTTGACCTTTACTGGGTCGCCCTTGCTGATTCCATTCCATTCCTCGATGACGATGTACGAGGGGGTGTAGTGGGGTTCGATTACTTGGGTGGTGCGCTTTGCCAAAGTGGTGTTCTCCTAGTCAGTTGTTGGTTAGGGACATTGTACTACAGGTATGGGACACATGTCAAAGATTGATTTGTTCGCCACATTCGCAGACCTTGTAAGCCTGCGTCATGGAGTGAACCTCAATGGCGTTTGTGTGCTGACAGCCCTCAGGCTCCGGCTCGACCTCTGGCGTGACCTCGGGTTGGTGTTCCTCGACGGGGGCGAGCATGCGCTCGACAGCCTCGATAGCACGGATAGAAGCGATGTTGGATTGCTTGGCGGCTCCTAGGGCACCGAGGACGACATCAATCTCACTCATGGCTGGGGCAACCCGTCTGAGCCAGCGTTGGTGTGAACTTGGAAGTTCATGGTGAAGCGAGGACGGTTCACATCGTCGTAGCCAATCGGATTTGGAACCCCGAGGGTCTCAATGCGAATCACATTCGGGAAGTGGGTCGAAGGCATGACGAGTCCGGCAATGGTGTTGCGAATCAGGGTCGACCACCCGTAGCCGTTGGGGTAGTCCTCGGCGAGCGCACGAACCATAATCTGAATGCGAGGGTGTTCCAAAGCAGACACGCCACTGCCCATGGTGAAGGTCGGAGCCTGACCCTCGTATTGATGAACCACGACACAAGCGTCGGGAGCCTCGGCAGGGAGACGGGCGAGAAACAGGTTCGCCCCGAGGACTAAACCTCTGGTGTTGTATGTCGCTGGTGGCAGTGCTGAAGGCAGATACGCACCGAAAGCGTCGAGCAGGGTTGTCATGACCTAAACAATACTCGCAAGCGTTCCTGAACGGTCTTGGCGAGGTTCTCTCGATTCCGAAGCAGTGGAATCTCTAGGTACTTGGCTGAGGTCGGGTAGGCGTGTTGGTCGAGCAGGTTCTCGTGGACATACACGGCGTAGGTGACCATTTCGTCGCCGTACTCCACCGATGTCTCGGGGAAGCCGGTGCGGTCGCTGATTGGCTTCTTGACCAGCCGACCCGAAGCCTTCAACGCTCCCGTGCGCACGGGGACTAGTTGCTGACTCTCAATAAAGACTTGGGTGAGGACATCATCGAAGGACGACTGGAGAACTTCCCGAATCTTGGCTGACTTCTTGCCCATTTCGGCGATTTGATTGAGGTCGACCTGAACGGTTACTCGCATGATTTCACTGCCTACTCAAAGTGAATCGTCGTGTTGTAGCCACCTAAGCCGGTCTCGTCATAGTTGTTCTCAATGAACGCAATGAGGGGGTGCTGAAGGGCAGGCTGGACTTGGCTGGGCACAGTCAGACGGGCTTCCGTGGAGATTTGGGGGTAATAGCCCAGAAGGTAGGCACGACCGGAACTGACTCGGTTTCTACCTTCCGTGTCCGCCATAATCTTGGTGCTGTATTCCAATCGGCACCTGTAGGTCGCGGGGGCTTGGTAGGTCACCGCACTGGTGTTCGTTGACCCGTCAGGCAGAGGGTTTGCGTGGCGACCATAAGCGTCCAGAACTGGCGCAGGAGTGACTCCGGTTGCTACTGAGGTGTAGCCAGCGACGGGGATTGGGTTCTCCACCACAATCGTCTGGGCGAACAACTCGTAGAGTTCGGGATCAATGGTCATTCCATTTCACCGATAGGCTCGCCTGCGGTCGTTTCGCCATTTCCCTGCCCCTGATACCCAGGTTCGTAGCCAGTACCGTAGGTCGTGGTGGTACCAAGCACAGAGTTTGAGGGCCAGTCGTTCGAGTCCGCCCAATAGCGGTCGAACTTTCCGATAACGAGTTCGGCACCGAGGGCGTGGGGGTCTGCTGAAGCCAACGGGGGCGCAATACGGCGTGAGCGAATGAGAAGGTCTTTCGCCAGACGCTCGTAGCGTTGCGCCTTGTCGCCAAAGGACTTGCTGAGGCTGAGTCCACCGACCGACTTGCTGGTGCTTTGAGCCTCGCCCGTAAATCTAGCCGCGAGGTTGAAGCAAGTATTAGAAGCCGCTCGATAGATTTCACCACCGACTTCGTTGAGGTTGAAGTAGATTTCCTCGTCTTGGATAATCGGGTTGTCGATGTCCGTATCGCCGATGAGGTAGCGAACAGCGTCCTTGGCTGAGGTGCTGGGGTTTGCTGAATAAGTCCAAGACATTGTTCAATCTCTCCTTACATCGTGTTGTAGTCGAAGCGCATGGAGCCAGTCATAATGCGCTGGGCACTCGTAAGCAGGTTGGTTGCGGTGATTTGGAAGTAGTACCGACCCGACTTCAGGGACGACAGTTCGCCGTTGTCCCACGCCACAACAAGATTCGCCGTGCCGTTGGCACCGTTTCCGCCCGTGAATCCTGTGGTCTTGGTGATTTGAGCCGCATTCGGCGGTTGTCCAATACGCATGGAGAAAGTCCAGTTTGTAGTGAAATCAATGGGGTTATTGCCCGAATCAAGCCAGCGAAAGTTTGCGGCGGGGAGGCTGGCACTCGGGGTGGGGTATTCAAGGGTGTCAGGCATTGTTCCACTTTCTCTCGGTAAAAGAGGATACCTCGGGTTCCGTAAAAACCTCGGTCGTCGTTGGGTCAGCCACCGTAGCAAAGGTTCCTACTTCCGACATCGTGTCTGTGTTGTGGTCGATTTGAGTTCCAAAGGTGAGGAACTCGGTGAAAAGAATCGGGTTGGTCAGAACCAACTGAGAGATGTATGCCCAAACGCTCGTTGCTTGGTGAAGCGCACTCTCACCGTCACGGGAGAAAATGGTCGCCTTGCTCGCTACGGCTGTCTGCTGAAGGGCGTTCCATGCGCTCCGTACACGGTCGACAAACTTCAGTGCCGGTGCCGACTGGGTGAGCGATGTCGAACCTTCGACGGTGTGCTGTGCGTTCTTGGTGCCCGATGTAGCAAAGTTCTCGCTTGTTGGTGATGAGCGGAAAATCGAGCGAATGGCAGTTCCCGTGGTCGCCAGCATTCCCACGGCGTAACCAACTTGAAGGAACACGGCACTCTTGACAGAGGTGGTAGAAAACTCCTGATTTCCCTGACCAGAAACGGTATGACTGACAGAGCGACCTGCCACTGCTGATTCAACGAGCGAGTCTTGACCGGCACGATAACTATTAGCAGACTTTGTACCGCTTGTGGCTTCCAAAGTTGACGAACTTGCTGAACGGGGATAAGCAGCAATGCGGACACTTGCCGACTACTGAACTTCAGACGAGGAGTTCGATACAACAACCGTGACACTCTTGACACCCAGTGCGATTTCACTGAGCGTGTTTGCGCTCACCGTGAAGTAGACGGTTCCAAGGTAGCCCTCGTACAAGCCGATGTACGGCGTGTTTCCACCACCGTTGTAGGTCGCGGCAAAGACGGTGTATTTAGGGACGGTGTATGAACCCGTTTGTGAGTAGCCCACGGGCACTCACCTGCCTTAGTTGCTCAACAACCAAGTAGGCGTGAAGTTCAGCGTGTCGTTGGCGTAGAGGACAGGAATCGAGTTGTCGGAGAAGTTCGCGGCGTAAAGGGGGGTGCCACTAGTGGAGGCAGTGGTGATAAAGAAACCGTCTGCCACCGTCCAAGTCCCCTGAGCGGAGAACAGCACCGGAGCAGTAGCGATTGACTTGACACCCGTCACTGCGTCACCGAAGGTGACCGTTGCGCCATTAGACTGATTGCTGGCGAGAGCCGAGGAAAGAACGACTGTCTTGGCGGTGCCGTTGATAGCCGTAATGACCTTTGGTGATTCAGTGCCGACCACAATCGTCATGCCAACAACCATGTTGGTGACGCTGGCGACCGTTACAACCTGTAATCCCGAGGAAACCGCACCGTTGAGGGTCGTAGTGCCGTAGGGAACCGTGTACGAAGTCGCCGTGGTAGGGGTTCCAAAGGTGACCTGCTGACGGGCGTAGTTCTGACCCGAAACCTCAACAATCGCAGGAGAACCAGACGCCGCGGGCACGGTCGTGCCACTCAAACCAGTGAAAAGCCCCACATACATCGAGGAGTGGTAGTCGGTCGGGGCAGTGACAAACTGGTTCAGAATGACGGTGAGACCGCTATTTAGGAAAACCTGTGCCACGCAAACTCCTTGGGGGTGCTGATTCTACCCCCATAGTCTGCCACAGGATTTGGGAATCCCTACTGCTGGGGGGCAGGTGAAGCGTCCGTAGAACCCTCTACGGGAGCCGAGGCAATGAGCGAAGCCAGTTCCTCGGTGTGAACCTGAAGTGCCTTGTCAAGGGTGTCAATCGAGTTCTGGGCGATTTGCTCGGCATTAGCGTCACCGGTCAACTGAGCCACCTTCAGGTTCAGGCTGTGCTGATACGCCTCCGAGGCAAACTGCTGGATTCGCTGGTTCAGAAGGTCACGCTTCTGGTCGTCGGTAAGGAGGGTTGAGTAGTCCATGGATTTCACTGTAGCACACTACCCACTCGGGTAGGCGGACTTTAGGTACCGGACGATTACGACTCCCGAGCCACCGTTGCCACCGAAAGTGCTGAGGTTCTGCCAAGCCGTGTTGATTCCACCACCACCGCCAGAGCCTGTGTTGGCAGTTGCGTTAGAAGCCGCCGAGCCATTGCCATTCGCACCGGCTGTCGCACCACCACCACCTCCGGCTGTGCCATTGCCCTGCGAAGGTAGTTTGCCGGTTGCGTCGTAGCCACCACCACCACCACCGCCTGCCAGACCACCCGAG